GTGTGGGGGGCGAACGGGGAGCCAGACAAGACCGCAGGCATCGATCACGCGAACGACGCTGGCGGCTACTTCATCCACCGCGAGTACCCAATCATCAAACCGGTCACCGCCATCAAAATGGGATACGCCCGATGAGCAACGACGTCTCCTTCAAGCGGGCGGAATACACGGCAGTGCTGGACCGATGGGCAACCGTTCGCGACATCTGCGCGGGGCAGCACCGGGTTGTCGATCGGCTGCCTTACATCAACGCGCACGACAAGTCGCCAGAGAACCAGGACCGGAATCGAGCTTACCGCGAGCGCGCGGTTTTCAAGAACGCCACCGGGCACACCCGTAACGGGCTGCTGGGCCTGGCCTTTCACAAAGATCCAACGCTGACAGTGCCGAAGAAACTGGAGTACCTGCAAGACAACGCCAACGGCTCCGGGGTGAGCATCTACCAGCACTCCCAGGGCACGCTTGAAAAGGTGCTTGAGGCTGGCCGCCACGGTCTGTACGTCGACTATCACCAGGATGACGGCATCGGCGGGCATTCGGTGATTCTGTCTTACTCCGCTGAAGACATCATCAACTGGCGCACAGGCATGGTGAACGGTCACAGCGTGCTTACCCTGGTAGTGCTGCGCGAGTCTCCGGAAATCCCTGATGGCTTCGGCTACAAGACGGCTGAGCAGTACCGGGAACTGGCGCTGGAGGATGACGGTTTTGTGTGCCGCGTCTGGCGTAGGTCCGGTCCGAAAGGTGGCGGACCGCTGGCGGTCATCGAAGAGTTCAGGCCGGAAGGCGTCACGGGGCGCCTCAAGGAGATCCCATTCACCTTCGTCGGCGCGCAGAACAATGACCCAAGCATTGATGAGTCGCCGCTCTACGACATTGCCACGATCAACCTTGGGCATTACCGGAACAGTGCCGACTACGAAGACAGCGTCTTCTGGTGTGGACAGGCTCAGCCGTGGATCTCTGGCTTGGACGAGCAATGGCGCGACTGGATGGAGAAGAACGGCGTCTATGTCGGCTCCAGGGCGCCGATGATGCTGCCATCTGGTGGCCAGTTCGGCTACGCGCAACCCCAGCCGAACACGCTGGTTAAGGAGGCCATGGCCGACAAGAACCAAATGATGATCGAGCTTGGCGCCCGCATGGTCGTTGCGTCTCTGTCCTCCAAGACGGCAACCGAGGCGCGCGGTGATCAATCAGCGTCCACTTCGGTTCTGGCAGGCTGCGTGGCAAACGTCAGCGAGGCTTACACCCGAGCAATCATGTGGTGCTGTGCCTACATGGGCATCGCTGACAAGAAGGTTGCCTACCAGGTGAATCAGGAGTTCGTCGAGTTGACGGCTGATCCGCAGATGATCACTGCCTTGGTTGGCTTGTGGCAGAACGGCGGCTTTGCGAAAGCAGATCTTCGGGCGTACCTCCGCAAGCTTGGACTGATTGCGCCAGAGCGCACTGACCTGCAGATCGACGGCGAATTGCAGGAGCAGGGCGACGGCCTGGGCCTGGACGACGAGGACACACCAAATGGCGGCAAACCAAGCAATCCTTGACGCCACGGTCCGGCACGCGGTCTTCCTCGAAAAGCTCAAGGCGGGGGAGGTGGGCAAGTTTGCACCCTTCCTCAAGGAGATTGACCGATCTATACGGGATCGGCTGACCCGGTCGGATTTGACCGAGTACAACGCCAAGCGCCTGGAGGCGCTGCTCAAGGAAGTGGATAGCCTGCTGCTGGGCATTTTCGACCGCTACAGCGCACAGCTAAACCTCGACTTGATCGACATCGCCAATTACGAAGCGCAGTTCGAAGCGAAAAGCTTGGCCAAGTCGGCCCCAGTGGGCGTTACGCTTGATGTGGTGGCTCCTACAGCTGCGGCAATTCGGAGTGCAGTGCTGACGAACCCGCTTAGCGTGCGCGGCACCGGTGGCGGGAAGCTGCTCAAGACCTTCATCAAGGGTTGGACGACCGCCGAGCGTGAGCGTGTCACTGGCACTATCAGGCAAGGCTTCTTCGAAGGGCAGACGAACTTCCAGATCATCCGCAACATTCGCGGCACCAAGGCGGCAGGGTACAAAGACGGCATCCTGGCTACCACCAACCGCAATGCCGGCACGGTCGTGCATACCGCGATTCAGCATGTTTCGTCCCAGGCGCGGATGGAGGTGGCCAAGGCCAATACCGACATCGTTTCCGAAGTCGAGATGGTCGCCACGCTGGACAGCAAGACCAGTCAGCAATGCCGTTCGATGGATAAACGCCGGTTCCCGGTTGATTCAGGGCCTCGGCCACCGTTTCACCCGAATTGCCGCACCACCTTCATCCTTCTGACCAAGCTCAGCGAGATGTTCGCCAAGGGCGCTACCCGGGCTTCGGTCGGGGCTGATGGGGCAGGGCAGGTCAGTGCAAGCCTGGATTACTACCACTGGCTCCAGCAACAGCCGGCGTCGTTTCAGGATGTGGCAATCGGGCCGGTGCGGGCAAAGCTGTTCCGCGAGGGTGGACTGAGTGTTGAGCGTTTTGCGGAGCTGCAGCTTGATCGAAATTTCGCGCCTCTTACGTTGGCGCAGATGAAGGGGCTGGAGCCGCTGGCTTTCGAGCGAGCGTCGCTTTTATAAGTGCTTCACTGTTGGCATTTAGCCTTCTGGTCCCGGAATTCGTCCATGAGCTTGAAGAATTGGTTCGGCCACTCGGTCATTGCGTTTTGGCTCTGCTGTGCAACCAGATCAACATCTGACTTGCTCTCTACATTCAGCATCGCTTGGACTGCAATTGTCACCTTTAGCGCTGAGTGCCCCATTTCCGGTGGTGCATATGCAATTAACTCAAATCCCGAGCGAATGACTTTTTCTGCGTCAGGTCTCGAATCGTCGAATGAGAGCTTCTTGTTAGACCCTCGACTAATGAGATCTGCAATGTTTCCCAGGAAGGCTTCGGTTTTTTCTCTAATTTTCATTTCTTGATTGTCGATTCTTTGGATACAGCTCTGAGCTACAGCCTGCTTAGTTGATTCGTTGCTGGCAAACCATGTGAGTCCCGCTCCCGCTACTGCGACTAAACCCGTGATGAATGCTGCGTATATGACCTCGGAGGCCCGTTTTTTTTCAATAGCGTCGTCGCTTGCCTTAATTCGAAATACACGTCTCATCTTTTTTCCCGTTGCTAAAGAGGTCTGCTCTCTAGGGCAGCTCATACAGCCTAACGGCCATTTTTGAAATTCCCACCGCTTCGGCGGTTTTTTTATGCCTGCAAAGTGGGCAACACATACCCAAGGGGTGCATCAACGTGGCAGAAGAAAACGAAATCGACCTGGACAACCCGGCAATCAAGGCCGCTATCGCGACTGCCGTTGAAGCCTCTGTGACCGGGCTGAAAACCAAGAATACAGAGCTGCTGGGAAAGCTGAAGGACACCTCCACCAAGCTGACCCAGTTCGAAACCCAGTTTGAAGGCATCGACATCGACGCCGTCAAAGGCCTGCTCAGTCGCGCGGGCCAGGACGAAGAAACCAAGCTGCTGACCGAGGGCAAAGTGGACGAGGTGTTCAATCGCCGCACCGAGCGTTTGCGCGGTGACTACGACAAGCAACTGAAGGCCATCAGCGAGCGCGCCGAGAAGGCCGAATCCTTTGCTGCCAAGTTCCAGGGCAAGGTTCTGGGTGACTCGGTGCGTGGTGCGGCATTGAAGGCCGGCGCTCTGCCGGAAGCAACAGACGACATCATCCTGCGCGCCAAAGGCGTGTTCACCCTTAACGAAGATGGCGATGCAGTCGCCGTTGATGAATCCGGCCAGGTCATCCTCGGTAAAGACGGCAAAACCCCTTTGACTCCGCTCGAATGGGCGGAATCTCTGCGCGAAAGCGCACCTCATCTGTGGCCAAGGGCTTCAGGGACATTCGCCCCGGGCGGGGGTGGCGGCAAGGCTGCATTCAAGCGCTCCGAAATGACCTCCGAGCAGAAGCGCGACTTTCAGCGCAAGCACGGCCAAACCGCATATCTCGCATTGCCCAAGTAAGGGGATTGACCCATGGCTACAACCGTTAACAGCGACCTAATCATTTACAACGATGAGGCGCAAACTGCATACCTGGAGCGTGTCCAGGACAACTTGGATGTATTCAACGCATCGTCCAACGGCGCGATGGTGCTCGACAACGAGCTGATCGAAGGCGACTTCCGCAAGCGCGCCCTCTACAAACTGAACGGCTCTCTGGAGCACCGCGACGTCAACTCTGACGGCAAGGTAACTGCCAAGAAGATCAGCGCCGGCGAAGCTGTTGGCGTCAAAGCTCCATGGAAGTACGGCCCGTACCAGACCACCGAAGAGGCATTCAAGCGCCGCGGTCGTCCGGTCGAGGAGTTTTCCCAGATCGTCGGTGCCGACGTTGCAGACGCGACCCTGGAAGGCTTCATCCAGTACGCAACCGCTGGTCTGCGCGCTGCCATTGGTTCCAACGCTGACATGGTGGTTTCGGCCAACATCGAAACCGACGGCAAGAAGACACTGACCCGTGGCATGCGCAAGTTCGGCGACAAGTTCGGCCGTATCGCTCTGTGGGTCATGCACTCCAGTGCCTACTTCGACATCGTCGACGAAGCCATCACCAACAAGATCTACGAAGAAGCTGGCGTTGTGATCTACGGCGGCCTGCCTGGCACTCTGGGCAAGCCTGTACTGGTGACCGATACCGCGCCGGCGGACGTGATCTTCGGATTGCTGCCAAACGCGGTAACCATCACCGAGTCGCAGGCGCCGGGCTTCCGTTCCTACGAAGTGAACGACGAAGAAAACCTGAGCATTGGCTACCGCGCGGAAGGCACCGTGAATATCGATGTGCTGGGTTATAGCTGGAAAGCCACCACTGGCGGTTCCAACCCAACCCTGGCTGCCGTCGGCTCCGCTGCCAACTGGGTCAAGCATGCGGGCAGCAACAAAGTCACCGCCGGCGTGATGATTACGCTGACCGCAACGCCTCCTGTTACTGGCGGTTAAGCCTCAAACTCAACGCGCGGTCAGCAATGGCCGCCTTGGAGAAACACATGGAACTGACTTACAGCAACCAGCTGAGCGGCTTCGACCCGGAGAAGCGTTACCGCAATCCGGAACACTTCGATAAGCCCGAAGCGGGTGTGACCAGCGTGCTGGTGATTGGCGATTGGCCGAGCGTGGTCAATGCGTACGAAGCAGCCGGCATCGACGTGTCGGTGAAGGAAGCCAAGCGGGCGCAGATTGTTGGTGCGGGCAACCAAGCCGAACTGGAAAAGGTGATCGCGGCTTTGCGTGCTGAGCATGGATCGATCCAGATCCTTGTTGACGGCCTGGAAGCTGGCGAAATCCATCGTCCAGAGTCCGGCGACCTTGCGTCGCGCTTGTTTGACGTGCTGGGCACCATCCATGCTTCGGTTGATGAGTTGACCACTGAACGTGATGGCCTGGCCTTGACTGTCGACGCACTGCATGGCGAGGTTGAAGCGCTGAAGAAGTCTTTCATCACGCCCCCGGCTGATGAGGCCGACGAAATCGCAGCGCTTAAAGCAAAGCTCGATGAGGCTAAGGTCCAGTATCGGGCAAACGCCTCCAAAGAATCCCTGGAAAGGCTCGTCGCTGAGCTGCCCAGGGAGTAATACTGCTGGGCGTCGGTGATCCGGCGGCCAATCTACAAACAATTCCAGCGAGTTGACGCATGACACTCATCATCGAGGACGGCACCGGCAAGCCTGACGCCGAAAGCTACGCGAGCGCCGAGGATTTGACTCGGTACGCCGTGAAGTTTGGTGTGGTCATTCCTGCCGATGCCCCTGCGCAAGAGGCGCTGCTTCGCCGGGCGGCCTTGGCGATGGATGGCATGACCTGGAAGGGGCGCAAGACCAGCAGCGAGCAGGCCTTGTCCTGGCCGCGCCGGGAGGTTCTGCTGGATCAGGAGATCAAGGCGAACAACTACCTGCCGGCGCGGATTCAGTATGGGCAAATGGCCTTGGCTGCTGAGATTCATCAGGACGATATCGACCCGGTGGAGAAACGCAAAGGCGCTGTGCTGCTGGATCGTGTTGAAGGGGCGGTGACGCGGCAGTATGCGGCGATCCCGTCGACCAGTAACCGGTTGCTGCCTGCTGCGCCGGACCGGCCGAGCGCCACGCAGTTTGCGGATTACCTACAAATGCGCGGCTTGTTTGCTGTGAGAGCGTAGTGCTAGTGTTCTGCTTCCATTTACAGGAAGTAATGACATGTCTCCGAACTTAGAAGAAAAGCGAATTTTTTGGACTCAGGCTTATCTAGCTGCTATCGCAGGGCTCTCTGGAAGCTCGCAGGATCTTGAAGTCGCCAAGCGTGCGGTTCAAGTTGCGGATGAAGCGCTCAAAGCTTATGTGTCGAAAATGTCCCACTTTTGACTTGAGTCCAAAAGCAAAAAGCCCAGCCATCGCGCTGGGCTTTTCACATCCGGAGCCCCCATGGCCTTCTACGACGAAATGGCCGTGATGGCTCTGGAGATGATCACAGAGTTCGGCCAACCCGTGACCATCAGCAAGACGCAGCCGGGGGAGTATGACCCTGAGACAGGCGGCGAGGCACCTGGCGCAACCGTTGAGCAAACCGCCCAAGGCATCCTGCTCGACTTCACCGGCCAAGAATTTCAAACCAACAGCCTCATCAAGCAGGGCGACAAGAAGCTCAAGATCGCTGCGCAGGGCATGGCCTGGGTTCCGGGCTTGCTAGACAAGGTTGTCGCTCAGGGCCGCACCTGGTCAATCGTCCCGCCACTGAAAGAGGTAAATCCCGCCGGTACACCGATCCTGTATGAGCTGCAGGTGCGGTCGTGAGCCGGGCAGGCGCCGGACAGTCCGGTAGCTTCGCCCTGAGCCTGGCCAAGTTCGCTGCTCAGACCAGCGAAGCCATCGATGCCAGCGTGCGTGAAATCATCATCGAGGTCGGCAGCAGCCTGATCCGGATGTCGCCCGTGGGCAACCCGGAGATCTGGGCGCAGAACGCAGTTGCCACCCAGTACAACAAGGCCGTCAACGATCACAACAGCGCACTGCGCAGTGACCCGGCCAACCTCACGAAGGGCGGCAGGCTCAAGAAGGGCCGCAAGCTCAACGACGGCATGGACATCAAGGCGCCAGAGGGCTATGTCGGCGGCCGGTTCCGTGCGAACTGGCACATCTCGCTCGGCGTGGTCGAGAACGTCACCTTTGACGAGGTGGACCCGAGCGGCGCCGAAACCACTGCGGCGCTGGTTACTGCAATGAGCGACTTCACCGCCGGCCAGATGGCCTACATCATCAACAACTTGCCCTATGCGATCCCGCTGGAGTTCGGCCATTCCACCCAGGCCCCCGGCGGCATGGTTCGGGTAACCGTGGCTCGCTTTCAGCAGATCGTGCTGGAGGCCATCAGGAACAACCAGGTATGAGTCACGCAATCATCGCCTCGATCTACGAGGCCAAGCTCATCGCCTGGAACGCTGCCAGGTCGGACAAGCTCAAGATCGTTTTCGAGAACACGGCCTACGCGCCAGCGGAAGGCGAGACCTACCTGCGAGCCTTCACTATCCCGGGCGACACCGCGAGCAACACGCTCGGCGGTGATCACCGGCTGTTCACCGGCGTGTTTCAGGTCAGCATCATCGCGCCGGCGGGCACCGGCAAGACCAAAACCAACCCAATCACCACCGAGCTGGTTGACCTGTTCCCGCTATACGCCAGGGACACGAAGGGCACGGTCACCGTGGTGACCATGTCGCCAGTTGACCCAGGCCCTGGCATCGCAGGCGATTCAACCTATACCGTTCCAGTTTCGTTCTTGTACCGAGCCGACACCAACTGATCCCGCCCATTGGGCAAACCCAGAGACCCGCCATTGAGCGGGTTTTTTCACATCTGCAAAGAGGAAATACCCCATGGGCTACAAACTCCCGAACGGCGGCACCTTCCAGCACGCCGCAACCTACGCCGCGGCACTGGCGTTCGCCACCATTAGCAACGCGAGCGAGGCGGTGGCCACCGTTGTAGGTGGCACCATCGCTGCCGGCGATATTGTTCTGCTGACGTCTGGCTGGAGCAAGCTGGATAGCAAGGTGGTGCGCGTGAAGGCCGCGACGGCAACGGCGATTACCCTGGAAGGCATCGACACTACCGACACGCAGGTATATCCGGTCGCTGGCGGCGCGGGCACGATGCGCAAGGTTTTGACCTGGGTGCAGATCCCGCAAATCTCCGACGTGGCCTTCTCCGGAGGCGAACAGAACTACCTGGATGTGGTGTTCCTTGAGGATGACCAGGGCAAGCAGATCCCCACCGACAAATCAGCGGCAAGTATGGTGCTCACCATCGCCGATGACCCGGCCCAGGCGTTCAACGGGGTGCTGTTGAAGGCGGACGCCGGCAAGCAGATCGAAGCAGCGCGCTTGAACCTGCCTGGTAACGACACCCTGCTGTACGGCACCTACACGTCGTTCTCCAAGCAGCCAGCGGTGTCCCGCAACAACCTGCTGACCCGTACCGTCAGCTTGGCGTTGCAGGCCGAGCCGACCCGCTACCTGACTGCGGCGGTGTAACCCATGGCTAAGATCCGTATTGCGCAAAAGGCTACGTTCAATGCGCCCGTGCTGATCCCGATCGTCGGCAGCGAACCCGAGAAGGTCGAGTTCACTTTCAAGTACCGGGATCGCACCGAGCTTGCCGCTCTGTTCGATGAATGGAACGAGGCGCGGAACAAGGCGCGGGCCGCGCTGGGCGATAAGCCGTCCTGGTCGGAAGTGGTCGCCGTGGACACCGAGCAGCAAACCCAGCAGATCAAGGACCTGGTAGTCGGCTGGGGCTTCGATGACGAATACAGCGACGACAACATCGTCGCATTCGTGAAGTCCTGCCAGGGTGCCGCCGAGGCGGTCGTTAAGGCCTACGAAGGCGCATACAGCCAGGCCCGCCTGGGAAACTGACCGACGCCGCCCGCGCGATGTACTCGCCTAGCGTGCCCGACACGATTATCGGCATGTTCGGCCTTGCCCCTGGCGACCTGGTTGAAGAAGTGGAGGTCTGGCCCTGCAATTGGCATGCCTTCCTCCTATTCAACCGAATGTCCACCCAGTGGCGAGCAGGCGCCGGCGGCGCGATCGGTCTCGACTACAGCTGCATCCGCGATGTGGCCGGCTTCCTCGGCATTAAGAAAAAGAAACTCGCTGAAATCTTCCCAGACCTCCAGGTTCTGGAAGGCGAGGCTCTGCGCGTCATGGCGGAGGAGAGGGAAAACAGCCCGTAACCGCGGGCACTTATTCAAGGTGAGTCGATGAACATTGCAGAACTCGGCGTCAAGATCGACTCGGCCGATGCAATCCAGGCTAAAACGAGCCTGGACGAAATGGCGAAGGCCGGCGGCCGGGCCGAGCAGTCCGCCGTTTCGCTGATGAACGAAATGCAGGCGCTGGAAAAGTCGCTGTCCACCAGCGCCAAAACCACCCAGGACTTGGCAAAGCAGCGTGACGCTCTCGCCAAGCTGACTAAGACTGGCGCCTATGGCGAGGCCGAGGCAGCGAAGATCTCGGCGCAGCTCGACAAGCAGCAGGTGGCCTTGGCCAAGTCCGCTATGGACGAGCAGAAGGCCCTCAACAGCCTGCTGGGGGCTATTGACCCTGCCCGTGCCGCGCTGGCTAAGCTGGACACGCAGGTCGAGCAACTGGGTAAGCATCTCGACGAAGGTCGAATCAGCCAGGACCAGTACAACAGCGCCCTGGCGAAGATCGACAAGGATTATGGAAAGCTCGAAAAGACCACCACCGGTTTCGACAAACTGCGACTCGGCACCCGCCAGGCGCAGGAAAACGTTGTACAGCTGGGTAACGCGCTGTCGTCGGGTGACTGGGGGAGTGGTGTTCGTGCCGTGGCTCAGTTGGGCGCCGGCGCTGGTGCAGGTGCGGCGGGGTTGCTCGCCATCCTGGCGCCTCTAGCGCTTGCCACAGCAGCCGTGGGCGGCCTGGCATATGCCTACCACAAAGGCAGCGAAGAGCAGGACAGCTACAACAAGTCGCTCATCCTTACCGGCAACTATGCAGGGGTTAGCGCTGGGCAGTTGGGCGACATGGCGCGCCAAGTCAGCGCGACCGTGGGCACCACAGGCCAGGCCGCTGCGGTACTGGCGATGCTGGCGGATAACGGCAAGATCGCCGGCGAGAGTTTTGCGGGCATCACCCAGGCCGCCGTTTCGATGCAGGAGGCGACCGGTAAAGCCGTCAGCGAGACAGTCTCGGAATTCGTCAAGCTGGCCGACGACCCCGTAAAGGCATCCGCAGCGCTGAACGAGCAGTACCACTACCTGACTGCGTCTGTTTACTCGCAGATCGCAGCCTTGGAAGAGCAGCGCGACCACGCCGGTGCGGTGAAACTGGCCACCGAGTCCTATGCAGACGCGATCAACGAGCGGACGCCGAGGATTCTGGAAAACCTGAGTTTCTGGGAGAAAGGTTACAACGCAGTCGCGCGGGCTGCCGATAGCCTTAGCAATATCGGGCGCCCGGATATCGGCGCCGACATTGAGCAAGCCCGCCGAGACCTGGCTAGCGCGCAATCCGGCGACGTTGGCTTGTTCCAAAACAAGCAGGAGATGATCGATCTCTATCAAAACCGCTTGAATATGCTTGAGGACCAGAAGGCGGCTCAGGCCGAAATCGCCAAGCTGGAAGGCGACCAGGCGAAGGCTCAGCAGTCTGCAATCACTTCGATGCAGAAGGTTGATGCTCTCACCAAGTCTTCATGGACGAATGAGCAGAAGCGGGCCGACGCACTCAAGGACTACAAAAAACAACTCGACGATATCCGCAAGGTAGCGCCGAACGACCCTCGCCTGGCCCAGGCAACGGTCGATGAAAACATCGCGAACATCAACGAAAAATTCAAGGATCCCAAAGCCGCCGGTACGCAGGTCGATCTGGCCAGCTTCAACAGCGCCAAGAACGACCTGGCGGCGATCACTGACACCTACAAAAACTACCAGAAGGAACTGGAGGCGGCACAGAAGGCTGGCCTGCTGTCTGAGGAAGACTATCTGCTGCGGCGCCAGGCTCTGATCGGCAATCAGCTCGACCAAACAACGGCAGCATACGAGGCTGAGATTGCTGCACTGGAAGCGGCCAAGGGCAAGAAGTCCACGTCGGCTGCGCAAAGCATCCAGCTGGACCAGAAGATCGCCGACGCGCGCGCAGGAATGGTTAAAGCGCAGAAGGATGCCGACAGCCAGCTTGAAGTGCTCGCCACCAACGAAACCGGGCGCCTGGCAAAGCAGGAGCGGGCGATCAGCACGTACGTGCAGGCGCTGGGGCAGCAACAGCGGGCTTTGGAACTGGCAGGCCAGCGCGCAGTGCTCGGCGTGGGGCAGGGCGATCGACAGAACGCGCTCAGCGGCGAACTGAACAGCCAGCAGGATCGGTTTGCTCAGCAGTCGCTGGAGCTTGCCAACCAGAAATCCGACCCGTCGCGGAACATGTCGGAGGAAGAGTTTAAGCGCAAATCGCAGGCGCTCGCAGACGCGAACAAGGCCGCGACGGACCAGATCCGGCAGAACTATGCGGATGTGGAGAATGCCCAGGGCGACTGGACGAAGGGCGCGACTGCGGCGTGGGACAACTACCTTGATTCGGCGCGCAACATTGCCGGCCAGACAAAAAGCCTGTTCGGTAACGCCTTCAGCTCCATGGAAGACTCGGTCGTCAACTTCGCAATGACTGGGAAGCTTTCCTTTGCGGACTTCACCAAGTCGATTTTGGCGGATATGGCGCGTATCGCGACCCGTCAGGCGAGCTCGGCATTGCTGGGCAGCTTAGTGGGGGCAGCGGCGAGCTACTTGGGCGGCAGCGCCGCGGGTGGAGGCAATGGCATGGCCGCCGGGTCTGCTGGTGCCGCGTCGTCAAACCTCGGGGCATCATCTGCCGGATACTCCAGCACCTACTTTCCGCAAGCCAAGGGCGGCGCATGGTCGGGCGGTGTGCAGATGTTCGCCGACGGCGGCGCGTTCACCAACTCCATCGTCAGCAAGCCCACGGCGTTCGGCATGGCCAACGGCAAGACCGGCGTCATGGGCGAAGCTGGGGAAGAGGCGATCATGCCGCTGACCCGGACATCCAGCGGCAAGCTTGGCGTTATGGCAATGGGCGGCAGCGGCGCCGGTGCAACTCAGATCAATGTAGAGGTGCACATCGACGGTGAAGGCAACGCATCGTCTACCTCTGACGCTCCCGGCTATGACCTGTTCGGCAAGGAGCTTGCGACGTTTGTAGAGCAGAAATATCAGGAACTGCGGAGCAGGGACATGCGCCAGGGCGGCGTCATCAACAACGCAATCAAGGGGCGATGATGGCTATCGAACGATTCACCTGGGCGACGGAGAAAGGCGCGGAGGGCGATATTGCCCAGCGCGTCCGCTCCAAGAAGTTCGGAGATGGCTACGAGCAGTCGGTCGAGGATGGCCTCAACAACCGATCGCAATCCTGGCCGGTGACCTTCACCGGTTTGAAGGGGCGCATCAAGGAGATCATGGCGTTCCTCGACCGGCACAAAGGGGCGAAGGGGTTCCTCTGGGAGCCGCCCATGGGTGAGCTTGGCCTCTACAAGTGCAACGGCTACAAACCAGTGCACCGCGGCGGCCAGGTATACGCCATCACTGCGACTTTCCAGCAAACCTTCCATCCCTGAGATAACCGCACATGGCATTGATCACGGACATCCAGAAACTGGAGCCCGGCGGCGAGATTCGCCTGTTCGAAATTGACGGGACTGAATACGGCGCCGATTACCTGCGCTTCCACGGTCACGCCATCCCGCATACGCCGGAGGAATTGCTGGCCTACGAGGGCTCCGAAGAGGACCTGCCCGCCAAGTCCATTATTTGGCAGGGCCAAGAGTACGCGGCCTGGCCAGTGCAGATTGAGGGTATTTCCTCCAGTAGCGATGGCACCGCGTCTCGACCGACATTCGCCGCTGGCAACGTCAACGGGCGTGTCACTGCGCTTTGCTTGGCCTTCGAGGACATGCTCAAGTTCAAGCTGACGGTCCGTGAGACGCTGGCCCAGTACCTGGATGCGGCGAACTTTCCGGAAGGCAACCCAACTGCCGATCCTGCCCAGGAAGCTTTGGAAATCTGGTACATCGACCAGAAAACCAGCGAGGACGGCGAGGCAGTGGTCTGGGAGCTTTCTTCGCCGGGTGAGATCGATAACCACGGGATTCCTGGCCGGCAGATGACCACGTTCTGCCACTGGGCTATGACCAATGGCTACCGGGGGCCGGATTGCGGCTACACCGGGGCAGCAATGTTCGATGACGAGGACAACCCCACGGATGACCCGACTCTGGATCAGTGCAAAGGGTGCCTGTCGTCCTGCAAGCTGCGCTTCGGCGAGAACAACGAACTGTCCTTCGGCGGATTCCCCGCCGTTTCCCTGATTGCTCGGAGCTGATCATGCGTAAGCACATCATCGCGGCCATCCAGGCGCACGCGAAGGCGGAATATCCGCGCGAATGCTGCGGCCTGCTGCTGGCGGTCGGCCGGGCGCAGAAGTACTTCCCGTGTCGGAACATCGCCACCGAGCCGAACGAAGAGTTCCGGCTCGACCCCGAGGACTTCGCCGTGGCGGAGGACTTGGGCGAAGTGATCGGCATCGTTCATTCGCACCCGGACGCCACAAGCAGGCCGTCACCCCATGACTTTGCCATGTGCGAGGCCACGGCCTTGCCCTGGCATATCCTTAGCTGGCCCGAAGGCGACATGCGCACGATCACGCCAACAGGCAGCACGCCGCTGCTCAAGCGCCCGTTCGTGCATGGCGCCTGGGACTGCTGGCAGGTCTGCGCCGACTGGTACCAGCGTGAATGGGGGATTGAGTTTGAGGCCTTCCAGCGCGTCGATGGATGGTGGGAGAGGGCGGAGAACACCAGCCTGTACGAGGCGAACTACGAGGCAGCGGGCTTCGTGCGTGTCGACCGGCCGCAGCGCGGCGACATGATCGTCATGCACGTCGGGCGGACGGTTCACCCGAACCATGCCGGGATCTACCTGGGCACCGATCCGTCGCTGCCTGCTGAAGAGTCGGGCACCTTCGGCCCCGGACCGTTCCTACTGCACCACCTGTACGGCAGACCGTCCGAGATCATAATTTTCGGCGGCCCTTGGCACGACCGAACGCGCCTGATCCTCAGGCATAAAGATGCAAAACAACCATGACGCGGCTGCGCCGCAGGAGCAGTTTATGAAACAGCATGTTGAAATACACGCCGATAACGCTCGTATTGCCGAAGCGGCTGTTTTTGATGCGAAACGATTCGTCAGTGTCGAGATCGGACTGCCTGAGGGGTCTACGGATAGTTCGGAGCGGGTTGCCGACCTGTTGCAGCGCCGGCTTTCTCGGTTGGAGCGCAGGCTAGGATTTGATCCTATTTGTGACCATTAAAAAATTTGGTTATCGCTTTAACATCTGGAGCAACGCCCGGCGCAGATGGATACACCTTGGCTACCTCTAACGCAAACTCATGAGCAGCCTCAACGGCTGCTGTTCCTTGACCGGCTTTTAGTTGGCTGGCCAACCCCGAAACTATGCAGCTAAGGGTGATGATTGACGAGCCGGCGTAGTTCAACGCGTCTTGCAGATCTTTACTCATTTCACTCTCCTTGCGATGTGCGCGCCGACATTGGCGCAACCCGAGTCCTTGGGCTTGCAGGCGTAGGACTGGGTGATTTTCAGCTCGTCTTTGTCCTGACAATCAACTGCCATAGAACTTCAACAGAGGTGTCCGCATGTTGATGCCTGTTTTGTGGTGGGAAAGGCTGGCCAGCATTTGAAGTAATTTCATCGCCACACCCCTGACACCGATATATGCCAGAGACGGGAACCGTGTCTCCGATTTCATAAAGCGTGGTCCAGTGGGCGTGACCTGGTGAATTCGTTGTTGAAATAAATCGACGAGTGAATTCGGTTACGTAAGCCATTGCGCTCTCCTTGTGCTAAGAGGCACAACGCTACTACGCTGAACGCCTGCCCAGTTACTGGCTTTCCATCCACGCTGGATGCCTGGCCAGGTACTTGCTGGAGCGTTTTGTTGGCGCCGAAACGGTGCGCTATGATGATCCGCAACCTGTCCGCAGAATTGAGGCGTCATATGACGAAAGATAACGAGTTAGTGATTGTGAACCCGCTGCTCGGCACGCCGTTTAAGCAGGCACCAGATGGGACCCCTATGGAAGGCCTGACGTTTAAAACCAGAGCCGAGATGGATGCTTTTATTGCTGAGCACTGGTCCGGTGGTGTGGTTGAAATGGTAGAAGTACCAGTCAAGTGAGCAATAGCCCAGCCCCGCGCTGGGCTTTTTGCATTCAGCCCTCAGTGCTACAGTCCCGCCAAACCAAAGAGGGAACGACATGCGGATTTTGATAGCGGCGGTAGCGGTGGCGATGTTGGCGGGGTGTATGGCGCCAACCATGAACGAGGCTCGCCAATCTGGCCCGTACAAGGTTCTCACTTCCAAAAAAACGGACGCTGCGCTGGCTAAATGCGTCCAGTACGAATGGCAGAACCAGTCGATCTTCGGCGGCACGCCTGGCGCAACTCTTCAGCCTGGCCGCGATACGGGTTACACCGTGTTCACCGAGGGATCCCAGTACTTCGTTGACATCCAGCCTAAAGGCTCGGGGGCCGAAGCGAAGTATTACGTGGTGGTCGGAAACTGGATTGCGAATAAGCGATTGGCTGCGCTGCAGGGCTGCCTATAGTCAGCACCACTTCACCAAAGGCTCGCTTCGGCGGGCCTTTTTATTGCCCGGAGAAAAGTTAATGGCAGCACTCGCTATAAATTATCAGCCCATGACCACGATCTTGCTCTACGGTCAACTTCGACAGTTTGGCCGGTCCTTCCGCATGTCTGTGAATTCACCAGCAGAGGCGATCAAGGCGCTGTGTGTGCAGATCCCCGGATTTGAACGTTTCCTATCGAACGCCAAATCACGGGGGATTGAATTTGCCATATTCCGAGGAAAGACGAACCTGGCAGAAAAGGAGCTTGGGTTTGCGGGTGGCGGCGATATTCGAATTGCCCCGATCGTCACCGGCAGTAAGCGCGGCGGGGCGTTGCAGACCATCATCGGCGCTGTGTTGATTGTTGTCGGCCTTGTCATCACCGGTGGCACCTTCGGCGCCGGCGCACCTTTCGGTTCAGCTCTGATCATGATGGGCGGATCGATGGTGCTGGGCGGTGTTATCCAAATGCTCAGCCCCCAAGCTGGCGGCCTGAAGACCAGCGCGGCACCAGAGAACACTCCCGGTTATGCCTTCGGCAGTGCCAAGAACACCACGGCGTCGGGTAATCCGGTCCCGCTCTGCTACGGAAAGCGCCGGGTAGGCGGAGCGATCATCAGCGCCGCTATCTACGCAGAAGATCAGATGTAACGAAACCCGCACCACCACAGCCGGCCATGAGCCGGTTTTTTATTGCCTGGAGAAACGCATGGGCGCAGCACAGAAGCTCGACATCTACGGTGCCAAGGGCGGCTCCGAGAAGCCAAAAACCCCAACCGAGGCGCCGGACAGCCTTCGCTCTGTTGCTATCGCCAAGATGCTGATTGCTGTAGGGGAAGGTGAGTTCGAAGGAACGCCTACCGCGAAGGACATCTATCTCGACAACACCCCACTGCAAGACCCCCAGGGCAACATGAACTTCCCGAACGTGAAGTGGGAGTGGCGCACCGGGGCCGTGGACCAGAGCTATATCCAGGGCATCCCTTCGATCGAGAACGAGACCACGATCAGTACCGAACTGCGCAGCGGGACGCCATGGGTTCGGGCCATCACCAATACCCAGCTTTCGGCTGTGCGCGTGCGTTTCGCCTGGCCGGCGCTCCAGTCGGTAGATGCCAGTGGCAACATTAACGGTTACGCGATCGGCTACAAGGTCGAGCTGGCTACTGATGGCGGCGCTTATCAGGAGGTTCTGAATGAGGCCGTGTCTGGAAAGACCACCAGTCTTTACGAGCGCACCCGCCGAATCGATTTGCCTAAGGCAACCACCGGCTGGCTGATGCGCATCACTCGCCTGACGCCCAACCAGAACAACAACAAAATCTCCGACACCATGCAGATCGCCGGCTTCACGGAGGTGATCGACGCGAAGATCCGCTACCCAAATACTGCGTTGCTCTACATCGAGTTTTCAGCCGAACAGTTTCGCAGCATCCCAGCGGTGACCGTCGAGACCAAGCTGAAGAAGATGCAGGTGCCGAGCAACTATGACCCGGTGTCACGCACCTACTCGGGTGTTTGGGACGGCACATTCAAACAGGCCTGGACCGATAATGCGGTTTGGATGACCTACGACATCACCACCGCAGACCGCTTCGGCCTTGGCCGTCGCATCAAGCCGTGGATGGTGGACAAGTGGGAGCTGTATCGCATCTCGCAGTATTGCGACCAATTGGTACCGGACGGGAAGGGTGGCCAGGAGCCTCGTTTCATCTGCAACTTGAACCTGCAGAGCAAGGCTGACGCCTGGTCTCTGCTGCGTGACATCTCCACGATCTACCGGGGCATGACTTACTGGGCCCAGGGCCAGGTCTTCACTCTGGCGGACATGCCACGGGCTACTGACTTCGACTTCGCCTATACCCGGGCGAACGTCATCGACGGCAAGTTCACCTACTCAAGCGCATCGGAGCGCACGCGCTACACCAGGGCACTGATCAGCTACGACAACCCGGGGAACAACTTCGACACCGACGTCACAGCTGTGACCGATGCCAAGTTGCAGCGGCGCTACGGCGACAACCCGCTGGAGATAAGCGCTATTGGCTGCACCCGCGAATCTGAGGCCCAGCGCCGGGGCAAGTGGGCGCTGCTCACGAACTCCAAGGATCGGGCGGTTACCTTCAAGGTCGGCCTCGACGGGCGCATCCCGCTGCCTGGATACGTGATCCCCATCGCAGACGAACTGCTGGCCGGCCGGCCGGTGGGCGGGCGTATCTCGGCGGTGAACGGCAAGGTCATCACCCTGGACCGCGATACCCAGGCCAAGCCCGGCGACCGGCTGATCCTCAATCTGCCCGACGGCAAGTGCGAGGGCCGCACCGTGCAATTGGTCAGTGGGCGCCAGGTCACCGTGACCGTTGCCTACTCCGTGCCGCCTGAGCGCGAACTGGTGTGGGCGCTGGACGCTGACGACCTGGCCATCCCGCTTTATCGCGTTGTGAGCGTGGCGCGGCCGGAGCCTGGGGTGTTCGAAATCTCTGCTGTGCAGTACGACCCGAGCAAGTTCGATCACATCGACACCGGCGCCCGGCTGGAAGAGCGGCCAATCAGTGTTGTGCCCATCACTGTCGTACCGGCACCGGCAAGCGTCGACATCACGTCGAACTACTCCGTGGATCAGGGCTTGGCAATCAGCACCATGAACATCTCATGGCCGGCTGTGGCGGGCGCTGTCGCGTATGACGTGGAGTGGCGCAAGGATAGCGGCAACTGGATCAAGCTGCAGCGCACAGGCGCGACAAGCGTGGACGTCACCGGCATTTACTCGGGCGCCTACCTGGCCCGCGTTCGCTCGGTGAGCGCCTTCAAGATCTCTTCGATCTGGAAGAGCTCCGACCTGACCAACCTGGAAGGGAAGGTAGGCTTGCCGCCGGCGGTTTCATTCCTGACCACCACCAGCGAACTGTTCGGCATCGGCATCAAGTGGGGCTTCCCTGCTGGCGCCGAGGATACCCAGCGCACCGAGCTGTGGTACGGCCCTGCAAACGACCTGTTGGCGGCGACCAAGCTGGCCGACCTGGCTTACCCGCAGGCCGATTACCGGATGCAGTCGCTTCTGGCGGGCGCAACCTTGTTCTTCTGGGCGCGCCTGGTGGACCGGACCGGCAACGTCGGGCCGTTCTATCCGGTTGGCAACGGTGTAACGGGGATGGCGAGCGCAGACGCCGATCCTGTGCTGGACTTGATCGCCGGCCAGGTTGGGCGCACTCAGCTTGGTCCGGACATCCTGGACGAGATCGATAAGATCCCAGGCCTGCAAGATCAGATCAACGCCTTGGACGGTCTGAAGGGTTACGACAAGGATGCCACCTACCTGAAAGGTCAGATGGCCGTGGAGGGTGGCAGGATCTATCAAGCCGCCCAGGCCGTCCCCATCAATACACCGCCGCCCAACGCTACCTATTGGCTTGATGTTGGACAGTCGGTAGAGACTGCGAGTGGACTGGCACAGCAGGTATTCACCAACACCGCCGATATCACCGAGTTGGATGGCGTGGTCACCGCCCAGGCGTCGAGCCTTCAGGCGTTGCGTTCGACCTATCGGGATGACACCGGGGAAGGCGACCTGGCTGATGCTCTCCAGGGATACAACGCTTCGGCCAGTTTCGCCCAGGAGGTGAAGACACAGGCCACGAAGAACTCGGCCATGGTACAGCGCACGACCGAGCTGACTGCCGAGGTGGGCAGTGTCAGTGGATCTGTGGCTGCACTGGAAAGTGTTGTTGCCACCGATCGCCAAGTGACCGCCCAGGCTATCCAGCAGATCGGTGTGAAGATCGGCGAGAACTCGGCCAACATCCAGACAGTGAGTCAGGCCCAGGCCGACACTACCGGAAAGTTGGCGACGATGTGGTCCGTGAAGATGCAGCTCAACCAAAACGGGCAATACGTCGCGGCGGGGATCGGGCTTGGTATTGAGAACGTGGATGGTCAGTTGCAAAGCCAGTTCTTGGTGAGCGCTGACAGGTTCGCTGTGGTGAACAACATCAACGGGAATCTTTCTTCGCCATTCGCGGTGGTGAACGGTCAGGTTTTCATGCGCTCAGCCTTCATCCAGGACGGCAGCATCACCATGCTGAAAATCGGAGAGGCGCTGCAGTCCGACAACTATGTCGCAGGTGTTCAAGGATGGCGTCTCGATAAAGCCGGCAACCTGGAATTTAACGGCCCAGCACCTGGTGGTGGCCGTCTGACGATGACGAACAGAGCCATCAAGGTCTACGACGAAAACGGAGTCAAGCGCGTGCAACTTGGAGACCTGACGGCATGAACTTCGGGATGCGAATCTGGGGGCCTACGGGCTTTCTTGAAATGGATGAAAACTCTTTCACCGTTAGGATTGTATATTCCTCAGTCGTGCAGAAGGTGGCAGGCGAGAATAGAACTAGATGGATATCTATTCCTGGTGTTTCGCCGGCAACACACTCTGCTGTTTGTTTTCCAGTCGCGGCTTATGACACTAGCGCCCAAAATATCGCCTCTATTCAATACATACCTATAGTCAGCGAAGGAGGGCTGACTTTGTATTTCGGGCAGCCAGGAACAAGAGAAGGCGCGCCGCTAGGTATCGGTCCCCAAAGACTTATTGTTACGAGGTATCGCTAATGTCTTTCGGGCTGAACTTTGTCAATAACAATGACATAGTCACGTTGGACTCTGAGTTTGCAAGGCTTGTAGTTCTTCACAAGGGGAATTGGACCAATGGCGGGGGCGGTGCAGGAATATCGTTCCCTTCGGTAATTACCTCATCTGAGCCACCCCTAGTATTTGTCAGGCCTAATTCGTCTTGCACGATGTGCTTTTGCCTTATCAACGGATCTCCAGGCGCTTGGACAGGCTTCTCTTTTAGGGGCATTGCTGGGCAAGTTTATTCAGGAACCTACTTTGCTGCTGCCTTTAAAGCCTCACCTGTCGGAACGTTCGGTTTAAGGCTATGGGGTGGAGATTCGACGTTGCTGTTTGATAGCTCTAATCCCTGTGCTCAGTTTACAAAAACTGTTACTTCGTGGAGTTATCTAGGTGCTGTCAATACCGGGCAGGGAGTCCTTAGGCTGAGTTGGACCGCAAATACTCCGCTTGATACAGGTGAATATATGTTGATCAATAACATAGCCATGGATGTAGCTGGCAGTACCTCCCGGCAAGGAAATCAGTATGCCGTTTGGGAGTATCAGAATAATAGATTGGTTATGCAGGTTGTTGGTGTGGATATACAAACAACTTTATATACGCCAGTCGTGTGGGCTAAGCCAATTTCATAGGAGGTCGCATGTCTTGGTACAAGGCAGGAACAGTTTCAATCACGGCTGGAAGCAATGCGGTGATTGGAGCGGGAACCGCATTCATTGCCAATGTCCGCGTGGGTGACGCATTCCGAGGGCCCGACGGCGCTTGGTACGAGATAAACAACGTTGCAAGTGATACCGCGTTGTCGATTGCTACAGGCTATCTGGGAGCTACGGTTGCTGGGGGGGCGTACTCGATTATTCCAGTGCAGGGATACGTCAAAGATTCCGCAGATCAATTGCGCGCCGCAACGAAAGCCCTAGGTGATATGCCTGTAAGCAAGCAGGACAAGAGCGATAACCTCACTGCATTTTCAGGACTCGCTGGCGCAGCCGACAGGCTGCCATTTTTCACTGGGCAGGGAGCTCTTTCACTTGCAGTCATCTCAGCCAAAGCCCGAGCCTTTTTAGGTCGCTCTGACAGTGCTGGTATGCGTTCTGAAATAGGAGTTGACGTAACCATGGCGTCTGCCGTTTTAGACCCGCAATCAGCGGGCGGCTTGATGTCGGCGACTACGGTAAGCGGATTTACCGTGTTCAAGTACGTCAATGGGCAGATGATTGTGCAAGGGCCCATCCCGACAACTCCGTCTATTCCGGCAAGCTCTACATTCACAATCAGCGTTGCAATACCAGTAACGTTTCCAGTTGGCGCAGTTACTCCGCGGGCTACTCTTTACCCATCTGTAGGTAATGACTTTGCCATACGGAACGAGCAGGCCCCCGGGTCGACAGCATTTGTGTTTGGGGCGAACGGTGCCTCGGCACAAAGTTTCTCAGGAAATATCATGCTGGTCGGAAGGTGGAAATAATGAAGATCACTCTGCTGGCTCATCTTTCCGACTGGCCTCTTGAGGCTTCTGTCTCCGGCGATGTAATCACCATCAACGGCGAAGAGATTGATCTTTCGGGCATCCCTGATGGGTTTAGACTTCCCGGCGACGCGGTAGGTAATAAATTTTTCGAGGGGCCTTGGTTCGTTGAAAGAATCGGTAAGACCTTGCACTTCACACTCCGTCTTCCAGTTCAAAATGACTCCCCCGAGGAATACCGGAATCCAATAGAGCCGATCGTTCTGGACGTGCAGAGTGGACCGGTTCAGTTCCCAGACACATTGCCTACCAAAGTACTGGTTCGCGAAGTGATCAAGTCATCCGAGCAATTGGAGGTGCCTGAAGATGGTGGATCTATCGAAGCTTGAGCCGATCAAAACCGCGCAGGACGGAGCTGATCGAATCAGCCTGGATCAGGCGCGCGCGTACCTGAACGAAACCAACTGGCATGCCTTCGCCTTACTTGAAGATGGCACGCCGATACCCGACGACATTAAGCAGACTCGGACCAATGCCAGGGAAACTATAAATCGTCTCGGGCCACCGACATCGGCTTGACCCGCAAGAACACCGACACCGCCTAGAGCGGTTTTTTTTTCGTTTGGAGAAAAGCATGCCGATCACTGAGCAGCAGTTGCTGCAGATCCTCCCGAACGCCGGCCACCAAGCCGGCGTTTTTGTTCCTGCCCTGAACACGGCCATGAACCGCTATGGCATCGTGGGCATCGCGCGCGCCGCTGCATTCATCGCCCAGGTTGGGCACGAATCCGGCCAACTGCGCTACGTGCGCGAGATTTGGGGGCCCACTGCGCAGCAACTCACGTACGAAGGCCGTGCCGATCTGGGAAATACCGTCAAGGGTGACGGCTCGAAGTACCGTGGGCGCGGACTGATCCAGATCACCGGGAGAGCCAACTATGCCGCATGCGGGGAAGCCCTGGGCCTGGACCTTATCAACAGGCCGGAGCTGCTCGAGCTGCCCCAGCACGCGGCGATGTCTGCGGCCTGGTTCTGGTCCACCAAGGGGTTGAATACGCTGGCGGATCAGGGTGAGTTCACGAAGATCACCCGCCGCATTAACGGTGGTCTCAACGGCCTGGAAGATCGCTTGCAGTTGTGGGAGCGCGCGAAAAAGGTGCTGGCATGACGCCGGTGCAGAAGCTGGCCGGTTTGGTGGTGCTGATCCTGGTGCTGATGGCGACCGCCGCCGGCGTCACCTGGCAGGTCCAGGACTGGCGATACGGTAGGCAACTGGCGGTTCGTGACGCGGCCCACGCGCTTGCTGTCGCCGAGGCCGGCCGTGTAGCTCGCGAAGAAGAACAACGCCGCCAGTTGGCGGTCAACAAGGAAGCAAGTGATGCGCGAGAGCAAAACAAAGCTGCAGCTGTTGATGCTGGTGCCGCTGATGCTGCTGGTGACCGCCTGCACGTCGAAGCCAGCAGGCTTGCCGGCACTGCCAGTGTCGATCCCGGAGTTGCCCAACGAGGCGCGTCAGCCACCCGCGCCGCAATGGTGCTCTCCGACCTGCTCCAGCGGGCTGACAAAAGAGCGGGAGAGTTGGCTGCTGCGTATGACCGAGCCCGAATAGCTGGGCTGGCCTGTGAGCGGAGCTATCAATCGATGACCTACATTCGTGGTCGAGAAAATTAGCATGATCTCAATTCATTTAGGAAAAGCAGAATAGGACTCCGTCGACTGAGTGGCGCCAGCACATGGGCTATGAGCGGCATCTGTCCGCAGCCTCCAGAGCTTGTCAATTAGCTCTGAGGCTGGTCGGACTACACTTTTTTTGCCAGAGTGCTTCCATAATCTTGAACGACTTCCGCTGTGGGACTCATTCCATAGAAGTAGTGGATGTCGTTGATGCCTCTCTGGTAGTTCTAATGTTGACAAGAAAAGCCATCACACTCGGCTTTTCACTTATTTTGAAAGGAGCTAAGTCTTTTCAACGACCATCGTCTGACACCTTCAGAAAATGTAGGACGAGGAGGCCAGACAGTGATTCTTTCGAAATCTATTTCCAAAGCGTCGCCGACAAAGCGCCCTTTAAAGGTGCGGACATCAGTGTAGACCGTCTCACCCGTTCTACTTAGGAACGGGGTTCGCGAAACCGCGTTTAAGTCGTTTCCAGTTCGGGTGTATGGCACCGGGCTACCAACATCGAGACCGGTGCCTTTGATATAGGAGTCAATTTTTTTGAGTACATCATCGGGTTTTTCTACAGTGCGCCAATATATGAAATGACCGTCGTCAGTAAATACCAAATAGACGTGCCAAGGGGCGGTGGCTGGTCTCTCTCCTTCGGAATACCACACTTTCTCGCGCACGCCAGAACTGACGCTTGTTGTGCAACTAGAGAGGAGCAATAGGCAAAATGTAGCAATCAATAAGCGATTCATATTTCCTTCCTTGAGTTAACTATCCAGCTCGAAGCGCCGCGCGCCGGCTGGCTCTAAAAATTTTTAACTACTTTTGCCTTGCCGATCCGTAAAGTTTGTTCAGTACTCTTAACTCAAGCACTGCCACGAAGACGCAGAGCGCCAAAATCCAAGACTGAAGACTCGCTTACGATGGAGTCACCCCAACAGACCAGCGCTCACAAAAGCGAGCCCAAGATCATCCCGAAGGATATATCGAACGCCTAGAAGCTGCGAGGGCACTGACCTCAGCCACCATTGAGCGTTATACGTGGCAATCGAGGCAGTTGCATTCGATGTCCGTCAGCGATCACGCTTCGAACCTTTCATCTATTGGAGTATGGAGAATTGATCTTCATTCCTCCGCGCATTTTTTTCACGCCCGGCTCCATATCCGCCGGGCACTCGCCCTGAAAGATGCCATTGATCACTGTGTGTTGCCTTTCAATTTTTCCATTTAGCTCGAACGACGTATCGGCCGTCAGTACATAGGATTTCGCAAGGTCACCTTTGAAAGATCCGGCCATAATCGCCTCAGGGCAACGTGATTTGAAACTGTAGCTATCGACGTTACCGCTTTTAGATTCGATTTTGCACTCCTGTTCGAAGTCACTCCAGAGGTCGTCATCTATAAGCCTGTCTTTCTCATGGTCGACGCATATTTCCCAAGAAAATGGCGAGGTGGACGGCGTAACCTTCCACAAACCTGAAGCGCGTTGCAGACGCAGCGATGGTTCAGCGGCTGACGCCAACAATGTTACTGAAAAAGCAATTGCAGTCGAAAACAATATGGCGAAGAACTTCATCATGCATCCTATTTGTAGATGATCACGTTGAGCAGGATACTTCGAAAACAAGTGCTCCTCGCTTCGAAAGAGTCATTGATTCACAGCTGCGCGCCTAAACTGCCCACGGCATGGTCAGCTTTACTCGCGTAGCCCGCAATAGCCAATGTGCTCCAGCACATGCTCAACGAATTATCGCCATCACCAACGACGGGGATAACGCCATGATTGCGCTGCGGGCATGCAAGGCGTATGTCAGGGCTATTGCGCGCTGACGGGCCGGATTAGTTCGGAGCCTTTGTTACGCACATTGCCCACGGCCGTGTCGACCTTGAACCATTCGAAAACTTCGGCCGGTTCGCCCTGGTGCAGCACCATCTGCTCGGCGCGTTCCTTGGGCGTGGCCGGGTCCAACCATTCCCGGGCAAGATCCGGTGTCAGCACCACGGGCCGCCGGTCGTGGATGTCCAACATGCCGCCAGCGCTGTCGGCGGTAATGATGACGAAGCCGTCATGCTCACCTGGGCCTTCATCAGCATCCGGTAGCTGACCGATTGCGGCACAGAATATAGGTTCACCATCCCGCCGGCGGATCAGGTAGGGCTGCTTCTTTGCCCCGCCTTCATCCACCCATTCAAACCAGTTATCGATTGGCGTGATCGCCCGGTGCGGCCAGATAGCCCGAAAGAACGGGCCGTGGGCGACTTTCTCCACGCGTGCATTGATTGGTGCCGCACGATCTTTCGCCCAGTGCGGTCGCCAACCCCAGCGAACGGGATCCGCATGGAGCATGTCGCCCTGCATGTGCAACAGCGCAACTGCGGAAGTCGGTGCGACGTTGTAGCGCTCAATTGGTTGATCTCCCACGGAGTTCGCCAAGGCATTGGGCATGCTCAACGCTGCAACAAAGTCATGGATCCCTCGGTATTGCGTCAGTCGTCCGCACATGATCCTTCTCTCCAAGCGTCAACCAAGCCTAGCTGGTACTGTGGGACTGGGTTTGACGAATCTCGCCTAGAAGCCGCTGATTCTCCCTGAACAGCTGGTCGCGTTGGTGAGCAACCAATTCCAGGCTTCGAACTTTTCCGGAAAGCTCTGAGTTCTCGAAGTTGTTCCGTGCGATATTTTCGAGAGCTTTTTTGAGCGCAGCCTCCGCCACGGCCTTGCCGGTGACCAGCAGATCATTCATCTGGACCAGTCCTGCGATATTCGCCCGGGCCTTTCTTAGTAAAGCTTGGGTTTGGATGAGCTCATCCTCGAGCAGGGCGCATTGATGTTGGTACATTTCCAGAGGCGTAGGGCAGCCAAGCCACTCAGAGGTGTCTTCGTCGATGTTCATGATGGGTAAACTCAAATGCTGTATATGTATACAGTAATCGAGGCCTTACGGATTTGGGAGTGGTGTTCGTCGGCAGGACGCCAGGGATGGATGCATCTTGTACCAATCGTTGTTCCCTTGAGGGACGCTTCGGGGCCTCAGAAGTCGCTGAAACCCCTTGTCTAGCGCCTTTGGAATACTCCAGCTAATCCGCACAGCCTGATCATTTAGGTCGGCGAAGTGGTTGGTGTAACAAGATCGGCCCATTCCTGCATCATCCCTCGGCGCTGATCTAGATAGGTGGCATGGTTATACACGTCACGGATGAAGCTACTATCGGCGTGGGCAAGCTGTCTCTCAATCCAGTCACGGTTGTACCCGCGTCCGTTCATCTCAGTGGAGAACAGGTGACGAAACCCGTGTGGTGACTGGATGCCGGTGAGCCCGCAGGAATCCATGACGTTGTTGGCGTAGTTTGTCCCGATCGGCGCGGTGGTGGTGTTGCGGTTGATGAACACGTACCGCTTGTCGCCGGTGATGGGGAGCATGCTCTCGAGTATGGCGATGGCCTGCGTCGATAGCGGGACTGCGTGATCCCGTCGCATCTTCATTTTCGCGGCAGGCGTGGTCCATATCGCGGCGTCCAAGTCGATTTCCGACCATTCGGCGTGTCGGACCTCACCTGGACGGGAAGCGGTGTAGATCATCAGCATCAGCGCGGCTTTCAGCTGTTGGCCTGAGGCGCAGTCGCGGATCGCCGCCATAATCCTGGGCATTTCGCTGAACGGAAGGAATGGGTGCGGCTTGTGCTGGCCCATCTTCTCGGTCACGGCGTGCATCTCGGCGGTGGGATTCGCCTCGATGACGCCAGTAGCGATGGCATAGCTGAACACCTGGCTCATGCGCTGGCGTACCTTCACGGCAGTGGCCACAGATCCCCGCTTTTCCACCCGGCGAATCAGCGCAATGACATCGGCGCGCTTGATAGCGTCGATCTGCCGATCGCCAAGCGTTGGCAGAACATCCAGCGCCATTGCATTGCTGATCACCCTGTAGGTGCCCGGCGAAATGCTCCCCTTCCTGAACGCCAGCCATTCGTCATAGACACGACGGAAGGTTTGCCCGCCTGCCGCGATCATCCCGGCTTTCTTTTCCCTTCTTGAATCGCGCGGATCTACTCCATTTGCGATGTCCTCTCGCGCCTCGTCTCTGCGTGCGCGCGCTTCCTTAAGGCCGGTCTCCGGGTAAGTTCCGATCGAGATGCGCACCTGCTTTCCAAGCCATGTAAATCGAAAATGCCAACTCTTTACGCCGCTTGGCGCCACGTAGAGTGAAAGGCCGAGCGAGTCGGGGATGGTGTATCCATTTTCCTTGGGCTTTGCCTGCTTCGCTGCTGTGTCCGTGAGTGCCAC